GTGCCTGTAGTATACAACTTGCCATACATACTAGTACATATCGATGCATACATGCAAGTATATTTTCTGTAGGGGGTTGCAATGTTACTTGACATGTGGTATAATAAGGGTGTCAAAAGATAGCAATTCAAGAGTGAACGCGGAAAGGCAGTTGGTAAGTCCACACCGCAAAGCTCAAGAAAAACCTCTTGACAAACCGTACAGAGTGTGGTACAATAAAGGTGGAAAGAAAGCCAAAAGCCCGGTATCAAGGTAGAGGGGCACGGCACGTGGTAGCATGGTCGAGACGTTCACCGGCTTTCAATCCAACAAGCAATCAACGTACCTTGATAACTGATTATTAAAACACTTCTGTTGCATTCCTAGGCAGCAGGGCATGACAATAGGCAGCCGGTAAATTGGTGCTGAATGTCATGCTTTGCAACGTGGGAATACCACGAAAACACAATACACAGAATAAAGGACGGTATCATTATGACTATTTATATTTATGCATTAGTTCATGGTAAATATCATGATTGCAAGCGTTACGTTTGCAGTGTTTTTTGTGACAATATTGTATTTGTTGATAATTTCGGCGATAATACATGGTTTACGGCGCTTGTTGGCGGTAAAGGTGTTATGTCCGGCGAGGTAAGTCATTTGCACGGCAAAGGCAATAATGAATTTGAGTTTATTCGCGATTTACGTTAATCCCGAAACAGGCAGCAATGCCTGTACGTACAAGCTGGTTACTTGTGCGCTGATGATGGGAAACCACCTACAGTAACGCCAAAATACAGAACACAGAGAGGAAATTATTATGAGGCAGGTTAAAAAGTTCCACTTAATGAGCATGCCTAGTGCACAAACTCATGTTGAATTTTTGCTGAATGATGGCGAAATTCAGGCAATCTGTTTTTTCAGTTACAGCACCCTAGAGTTGTTAATTCACAAGAATGAAAGTGGCAGATGGGTGTGCAAAGTATGCGCCTATGCTGCTTATAGCACAACGACCGCACGGCATTACAATCGTTTTACCAATGAGTTCTTTGGTAATAACTTGTATTTTGAGTGTAAAGCTGCTGACATTGGCAGCAATTTGAATGTTGTAATTTCGCAGCATGATGTTGAGAGCTTTTATAATCATTATGTTAGCTCTGGCAAGAGAATTCGTTAATCCCGAAACAGGCAGCAATGCCTGTCCGTGCAAGCTGGTTACTTGTGCGCTGATGATGGGAAACCAACACAGCAACGCCAAATACAGAACACAGAAAAGAGGTATAATATGCTATTGATTAAGGTTGACCAGTGTTTGAACGGTCGTTACGTTAACAGTGTATGTGGCGATTCACTGCAGCTTGTTCAGCGGAGTGATTATAGTTTCTATAAACTTGAAATGAACAAAGCTCTTGTGGCAACGTTCACTAATACTGCTTCTCAAAGTTTTCAGTATTCCATGTGCAAGGTTGCAGCCGATTATACAGATGGCTTGACCACTGTGCAACATTGGTGCTGGAATGCGGTAGAAAAGAGGTTATAATCATGCGTTGGGTATAGCGTAACGCCCTTATAGATTGTAATTCTCAGGCAACGGCTCTGAACCCGGTTTAGGGCCGTAACGTGGGAACTACCCGCGAGAAAAGGAGTGTTTATATGTTTTCAAGTATCACAGCTTTCTTATGGTGGGTTGCTTTCACACCATGGATTGCGGGGACAGCGATTAACACCGCAACGATGTTTGGCATTATTGCTGGTACACGGTTGGTAGCAGATATCGTTTTGGGTATCTGTGACCCTGATGATATTGATTGTGAGGTGATTGAATGATTCGTTTGTTTCTGAAAAACTACTCAGACGCCGAATGCGTTGCTTTGTACAATGCGTTGTCTATTGTTTCTCATGACATTGTTCAGGGCACAGAACCACGCAAAGACCTTGATTCAGTCCTTGATTATCTCACTGGCTACATGGATTGTCGTGAAGATAAAAAGAAAGGCGGTGCAAATCAATGTCTGCACGTTTGAATGCCGGGGAACTGGCTACAAAGATGTTTGATTATCTTTGTCAGCAATACCCTATATCTGTTGTGCAGTCCGCGCGCTGGTGTATGGACAAACGTCTGTTCGATGAACCGGAAATTTCGTTTTACCCTGATACAGAAAATACGTTTCCTTCATGTATCCGTGCAATGGAATACGCCCTTGAAGAAGGACTTCCTGTGTGGGTGGTAAAGGATGGCAGCAATTACCCGCTTGACGTCTTTACCTACCACAAATTAGAGGTGTTATTTGACCTGTAATTCTCAGGCAACGGTTCTGAACATAATTGTTCAGGGCCGTAACGTGAGAACTACTCACGAGAAGGAGTTGAAAACTATGTTGAATCTGTTGATAACCGCAGGTTGCACGAAGGGCGAAGCCCGTAGTTATGTTCCACCCTAGAACAGAATTGCAGAGGGCATACCGATTGTCAAATTTTTAACGAATGAGACAATCGTCTATCCCAACTGCAACAATTCTGCATGTACCCTATACCATTTCTATGGTACAATAGAGATGGGCAAAAGTCCAGTTCACAACACATTTTCAATAACAAAACAGAAAGGAAAAATCTATCATGCGTAAGTATTACATCACCCGTAAGAGCGCCGTTACCACCTGTTCCGTCAAGGCAGTCAATACCACCACCTTTGAAGTTGTTGATATGTCTGTGGCAGTTGATGGTGCATTTCCCAGCAAACCCGAAGCACTCAAGGCAATCACCAAGAACTGGGAGAATCCGAAGATGACCCCTTTTGCAGCCCCCGCCATGACCTGCAAGGTGCAGACCCGCGGCATGACCATGCAGAACTGGTTCGCCAATGCTGACGTTATCTCTGAGGAAGAAATCACCGCAGAGGAAGCAGTCAGCTTTGGCAAGCGTACCAAAAAGACCGCAGAAGAGCAGTAATCAAAAAGAACAGATAAGGAGATAACACTATGAATATCATTGCAAAGTCCGCTTCCGTTACTTCCGCACATGACCTGTATGCTCTGACTCAGTCTCCTGACCGTGAAAAGCTGACCACCGTGAAGGGCGCTACCCTGACTCTGGCAAGCTGGGTTCTCTACACGGACGTCAACAGCAAGGGTGATGAAGTTACCCTTATGGCTATGACCACCGATGATGACAAGGCGTACTGCACCAACAGCGCCACGTTCTGCAAGGACTTCGGCAACGCCGTGGAGATGTACAAGCAGTTCGGTGAGGAGTTTACCAAGATTCAGGTTGTCACCGGCACCTCCAAGAATGGCCGTGAGTACATCGCCTGCAAGGTCATTGAGTAAGACATTCTTATAAGGTATTTTATGGCAGAAAGTGGTGAATAAATTATGTAGTAAGTTATTCTTTAGTAGTTGAGTAATACACCCCCCTTATCTGAAACATGGTGAGGGGGATTTTTGATAGGAATAGGTGAACAAAATATGAACGCAAGGAAGCAGAAAGCTCAAATGCACGCACGCACATTACGTGCAGCAAAGGAGAGTTTAATGCAGGCCGTGAACCGTCAATTGCATTCATTTAGAGCTAAAGGGTATGAAGCAGAGGTAACGCCACAGGTGTTACGCCTGTTAAGCCTTGAGCAGTTCAGGCAGCGAGACGTTCAGCAGATGAACAGATTAGCCAATAACCCAGAAAAGTTAAAAGAGTACATTTTAGCATCTGATACCGAAACTGGTGAGGTCGTTTCTGGTGAAGCAGCTATTAACCGTTACAATCGTTATGCAACCAGCAAGATTGCAAAACCAGCGAAGCAAGCAGAAGTAATCAGGGAAAACTTTGAAGATACTGTGCAAAAAGCGTTTGTTGATACAGCTCAGGCAGAAGCATTTCTTACAGCTGTTAATCAGGCAATGGTAGGTGACACGTCTGTAATTGATGATAATGAGTGGGGCCCAAAATTTATTACAGAGCGCGATAGGAAGTGGGCTTTGCGTGATAGTTCTCCTATTATTGCAATGGTTCATAATGCTGTGCAGCGTAGCGTAAATACTGTTGGTCTTAATGAGTTTGCTAGAAGAGTAAACGCACACCCGGAATTGTTTGACCAGTTAGCGGCAGTTATCTCAGGTGGTCATTCTAAAGGAACTAATGATAAAGACATTGCTTATGGAGCAGCATCTGGCATTGTTGAAATTTTGACTGGTTCTAGCGACCCCATGACAATAGGTGACGCTGTTGATGCCATGGAGCAGGCCGGAGATTTTGCAGAAGAATTTGAGGAATGATACATTGTGGCACGTTCTGAAAAGTGGCGCACGTTTAGTGCAGACTTTGAAACAACAGTAGAACAGAATACAAGAGAACAGAAAAGCACTGAGGTTTGGTCTGCGGCTAGTGTGGAACTTTGGACAGAGAACGTTATGGTTTTTCATAGTATTGGTGACTTGTTCAACTACTACATTAGCTTAGACGAAAATATTGTAGTGTACTTTCACAACCTCAAATTTGATGGCAATTTCTGGATGTACTACCTCTTGCACGACTTGAAGTACAAACAAGCCTATGACATAGTTGATGAAAAGGATGTTAAGTTCCGCAAGAACTGGGATATGCCAGACAAGTCATTCAAGTACGCAATCTCAGACATGGGACAGTGGTACAGTATGACTATCAAGCAGAACGGTCATTACATAGAACTTAGAGACAGCTTGAAACTTCTACCTTTTTCCCTGAAAGCTATTGGCAAGTCATTTCAAACAAAGCACCAGAAACTTGAAATGGAATACAAGGGTGAACGCTATGCCGGTTGTCCTATCACAGAAGAAGAAATGAAGTACATCGCTAACGATGTTCTAGTCATTAAAGAAGCGCTTGAGATTATGTTCTCTGAAGGGCATCGTAAGTTGACCATTGGTAGCTGTTGCCTTAGTGAATATCGGAACATAATGCAAGATGAATACAATGACTATTTCCCAGACCTTTACAAAGTTCTGCTAGATGAAGAGAAGTTTGGCAGTAAGAATGCTGGCGAATGGATACACAAGTCATACAAAGGTGGATGGTGTTACATCGTCAAGCAAAAGGCATGTAAAGAATATCACAATGGCGTCACCGCAGATGTTAACAGCTTATATCCAAGTGTTATGCATTCCGATTCTGGCTCTGATTACCCTGTTGGAATGCCGAAGTTTGTTCATGTTGAAGCAGATGAAGGAACTCTTTTTGGTGATTGCACATGCCCCGTTAAGTATGACCCGTTCTGGTTTCAGCCAGAGCCAAAACCTACGCGCCCACATGAGTACGGTCATTTCTACTTTTTCCGCATCAAGACTCGATTCTATATCAAGCCCGGGAAACTCCCATTTATCCAGATTAAGGGTACATGGATGTATAAAGGCACAGAAGCCCTTGAAAGTTCAGACGTTATTGGAAAAGATGGTGTTGCTCGTGAGTATTACTATGATGTTGATGGTAACTTGCACGACACGCGTGTTGAGCTTACACTAACACAGACAGATTTCATTCTGTTACGTGAGCACTATGATTTAGTAGATTATGAACTTCTTGATTACTGTGAGTTCGCTTCTGCAATTGGAATCTTTGACGAGTACATTAACAAGTATGCAGCAATCAAGAAAACCAGTAAAGGCGCAAAGCGCACATTAGCAAAACTATTCCTGAATAACTTGTATGGTAAAATGGCAAGTTCAATGGAATCATCATTCAAAGTAGCTTATCTTAAAGACGATGGAAGTGTTGGATATTATGAAGTTGAAGAGTACGAAAAGAAACCCGGGTACATCCCAGTTGGTAGTGCTATCACTAGTTATGCCCGGAACTTTACCATTCGAGCAGCACAGAAAAACTATTACGGCCCAGATAAACCCGGATTCATTTACGCAGATACAGACAGCATACATTGTGACCTGCCACCTGAGCAGTTGAAAGGAATCACGGTGCATCCAACTAATTTCTGCTGCTGGAAACTTGAATCCAGCTGGGATATAGGTTGGTTTGTACGGCAAAAAACATATATTGAACACGTAACAAAAGAGGACTTAGAGCCTATTGAAAAGCCGTACTACAATATTAAATGTGCCGGTATGCCAGCAAGATGCAAAAATTTATTTGCTGAATCATTTGACCCTACTATTGCAAAAGCTATTGAAGAGGGTAAAGACCCAAGAAATGAGGAACGAGAACTAAAAGATTCAGGCCTTACACCAGAAGAAATACAGTTCTTATCCACAACCAGAACGTTGTCAGATTTTAAAGTCGGTTTAACTATTCCCGGTAAACTGCTGCCAAGGAGAATCCCGGGCGGTGTGCTACTAGTGGATACAGATTTTACAATGAGGTGATACAATGAATGTTGTTGAATTATGGAACACCTGTGTTGATTGGTTTCCCGCTACAACTATGGTTATTAACTCTGATGGCGGAGACCACTTAAATACTTTTAAATCAGTTGAAGATTGCCTTAAATTCTGCGGGAAGAACACTGTATCTGCTTTTTCTGTAGATAGATTAGGCGATACTATTACAATTGAAATTGAGGTGTAACTATGAGATTCAAGAATAACAAATGCAAAAACTGCGGCTCAGACCAGTTTGAAATGGTAGCACAGGGGTATTTCTCCGGCATATACTGCAAAGAGTGCGGTAGACTGTTGCAATGGGTTAAATTCGAGAAACGTGCATATATTGCAGGTTACTTTAAACGCTATGGTGATTACAAGGAGATTAAATGATGGAGCACTATCTCATTTGTGACAAGTCATATGGGAACTATAAGACTTGTGATATTACAGATTGCCCTTATCATCTTGAGCATTACAACCCGCACCCTGTAGACTGGATTATGATGCATAAGGTAAACGCAATCAATACAGGCGGCTGTATGCAAAATTTGCAAGAAAGGGTGAATAGTGGTGAGTAATGGTACACTTCCTCACATGGAAGATAGTGTAGAGGACGCTGTTGGACGGAAATACATCTTAATAAAGTTGCCGCACGAGACGTTCAAGCGTAGAGCCATTAACAAAGACTCTTTGTTGTATGTTGCAGCATTACTTGAAAAAGACTTCGTGCATCTGCCCGGATTCAATGACCAGTGCCTACGCATCGGTTCTTTGCCAGACGATATACTGCGTTCTAAGGTTTTAATGTATAAAGTGGACACGCCTAGAACGTTTACTGCAATCATTGCTGGGTCTGGATTCAGCATCTGGAATTACGAAAAGTGAGGTTATCATGGTAATCATTATTGTTGCGGCTCTTATCATTGCATACATTGGCTACACGTTTGTTTATTCTCTTGTGCACGGATACACCGATGGGGCTATACTTATTGCAGTAGCTACTGCTATCGTAGCTTTATTGGTGTGGTGTGAAGCAGCGTGGGCTGTGATGAAATGAAACTGTGTGATGTACTGTTTACTGTTGGAGCACTTATTGTTGTTGGGCTGAAAGGAGTTATTTATGCTTATTAGAAATTATTGCAATTACCGGCTGGGTGAGTGCGAGGTTGGTAATGTGGTAGAAATTCAGGGCATCGAAGACCTGCACATTGTAACTGACTTTACTGACTTTAAAGATGATAAGGATGTATCTGTGCTATGCGTATCCTTGAAGCCCGGCTATGGGCACGGTTTTGTCCAAAATACTCCGTGCCGTATTGTGCCGTGCGAAGTTCACGTATTATAAGATAAAACAAACCCCCAAAGGGCATCTTACGATGTATCCTCTGGGGGTTTTCTATATCCTGAATCGAGTTCCAACAGAGCGTGCAGCCTACACGAACCTACATCCCGGACGGTTCTTCACCGTTGCTACCCAGTTGTATCAATGTTAGTTGCTCGATGGGATAAGTTAATTCGCTACGCTCATGCGACATAAGTGTGCGCATAGCGCAGATTTGTTTTGTTCACTTCGTGAACTTGTCTTAGTAAGACAGTGCTTTGAGAATTACCTCTTTGCACATGAGGTTCTTGAACCGGAACGCACCACGGTCAAAGTAATACCGCATATTGTCCAAGAACATGGCATAGCTTTTCAGCATAACATAGTTCACACGGTGGTCATCAGTAGTGACAGCCAGTTTGAACTTGTAGCTAGTATCAGGTCTATCGTCACAGTAAATAACGCCAGAGTCTGCGAACTCTCTTAGGCCGTACTCTTTACCCATGTATCTAAGTGTACCCAAATACCTTGAATTGCCTTCCGGCTTTTCGATAAAAGCAGAGCTGTCGTTTAGATACACAGCTTGTGTTAAATACGTGTCATATGTATCGCCAGAAAAAGCTCTGTTAAAAGCAGAACTAGCTTGTGCCTTAGATGCAGCATCTACATAGCCCTGCTCAAGAACCCAACCTTCACCACGCAGGAACTTCACATTGTCAGTTAGTCTGCTGCTGATATTCATAGCAACATAATACGGGTTCAGCAAAGTTACAGGATTAGACAGCATATAAACAGGAACGTATCTGCTTTGAGCGCCTTGACCACGTGCGACAGATGTGTGCACAGACCTGAACTTTTTAACTTCGTCTGCGCAGTAATGGTTTGTCTCGCTCTGGAACTCGTCCATTAGCATTCTTACAGTGTCAGAAAAGAAGTGGGAATACTTTTTAATTTGGTCTGCACTGTTGATGCTTACTGCATATCCGCAGTTAACTCCATCAAGAAACAGTTCATAGAAAATGCCTTTAGCTCTGCGCTGGTCTGTCATTTCATGGCCCGGAAAGAACAGTCCACTAATGTCCTTGAAGAACTTGTTAGCGCAATCATCCAGCTCATAGTTATACCTATACAGCAGCATGAACTTTTCACCGTAGTTGATGAAGCGTTTAAGGCAATACCGGTTGAACCATGTAGTCTTGCCACCACTACGGTTAGTAGTGCACATATAGATTTCTGGTTTGCTGCCGTTGATATCCGTCAGGGAAAGCAGCTTTGCGCCGTCATAAAAATCTCCCAAAATATAACACCCCGTAAAATTTGTTCCATGTGGAACATTCCGGAAATGGACGTTCCTTCTATAAATATTATACCGCAACCCCTGTTCAAAGTCAACCATTTATGGTATAATAGAATAAACGGGAGGGGAAGGGGGTGAAGAAAAAGTGAAGTTTGCTTCATCCGTACCGACCGAGTTAGTTCTCGTAGTCGTGTTTATGATGGTGGACGTTCTGACCGGAGTGCTGAAAGCGCTCAAGAACAAAGAGCTGTCCAGCACCAAAGCAAGGGAAGGCATGTACAAAAAGGCATCGTTCATTCTGTTCGTTGGTTTTGGTTATCTTGCCGACTTTGCAATGGACTACGTAGACATGGGCTTCAAGTTCCCTGCGGCTGTTACCATTAGTACACTGATTATCCTTACCGAAGCTATTTCTGTTCTGGAAAATCTTGGCAGTATTAACCCTGACCTTGTTAAAATGGTAGCACCGTTCCTGTCTGCACTGAATACTAAGAAGGATAGTGAATACAATGAAAACAGCTGAGTACTATGTTGTTGACGTGACTGAACACGTTAATGAGAAAGTCAGTGAGCATTTCACTATCAGTGAGTTTAAGTGCACTGACAATTCTCGTGTCGTTGTGCTGAATAAAGCACTTATTGATGTACTTGAAACAATCCGTAAGCATTTCAACAAGCCTGTAATCATCAATAGCGGCTACCGTACTGTAGCCTATAATTCACAGCTCAAAAACTCGTCGCCTAAATCACAGCACACTCACGGCAACGCAGCTGATATTCGTATTCCTGGTATTACGCCGCTTGTCTTGTACAATTTCATCAACTCTTTCTACCGCAATTCTCTTGGGCTTGGTTTGTATGATACCTTTGTCCATGTAGATGTAAGAGACGGTAAGGGCCGATGGGATTATCGTTCTAAGAAGTAATATAAAGGAGTGAACAGAATGGAACTGACAGAGTACAATGCAAAGACACAGGAAATTCTGTCCAGTATCGGCGAAGATGCCGACCAAGGAAAGATTTCCAACCTGCTGGCTGAACTGACCACTGGTTTCAGTGAAGAGGTTGCGGCAAAGGTAGCAGCAACTAAGAGTGTTGAGGAGCTGACCGCTAAGAACACTAAACTGAAAGAGGATAATATGAAACTCTTTCTGAGTGTGACTGTGCCGGACGATAACAGCAAACTGAATGACCCTCAGCGCCCTGAAACTGACCCGAACCCCGTTAACCGACTGTTTACCAATGGTAGGCTCAACCTTAAAGGTTAACACAAACACTAAGAAAGGATAGTGATTATCTATGGCAACTGCTGTTGACGTTGTTAACGCCGTTATCAATACCAGCACTGTTCTGCGAGAGGGTGTTCCTCTGGCTACCAATGCTACGCTGCAGAGCACTGGCGGCGCTATCATGTCGTACACCCCGTTCATGAACGAGTTTATCAACGGTCTTGTGAACCGCATTATCTTTCAGGAAGCGCACAACGCTGTCTACGACAACCCGCTGAAGATTTTCAAGGGAGCCGAGATTCCCTACGGCACTGATGTGCAGGATTCCATTGCGAACCCTGCCATTGCCACCCCTTACGATTCTTCTGCGATGTCTGATGTTCTGTCTCCCGGCAACCCGGACGTCAAGACCGTCTACTACCGGCGCAATCGTCAGGATAAGTACAAGGTTACTGTCTATGACGCGCAGCTGGCTGGCGCGTTCGTAAATGCCGACACCTTCAACAACTTCGTGAACATGATTATCAACACGCTGACCAGCGGCGATAACATCGACGAGTTCAAGCTTATGAAGGGCCTTATTGGACAGGCTATCAACGATGAAAACATCAACTCTACCACTATCACCGTGGGTTCCGACCATGAAGCGTTCGCAAAGACGCTTATCACGGGCGCCCGGGCAAAGTTCCTGCAGTTCCAGTTCCCCAGTACCAGCTACAACTGCTACAAGAAGATGGCAGATGCTGCGGGTGTCGAAAATGCGCCCGCCCTGACTACGTGGACTACCCCCGACCGTATCAGCATTCTGGTTCGTGCCGATGTTGCCGCTTACACTGATGTGGAAGTTCTGGCAAAGGCATTCAACATGAACAAGGCTGAGTTCATGGGTCGGCAGGTCATTGTGGACAGTTTCGGTGATACTGGCAACGCCTCTAAGACGCTGGCCGTTATCGCTGATAACACTATGGTTCGTTCTCATGACAACCGTTATCAGATGGCCGAAACGCCTTACAATGCAAGCACCCTGAGCCGCACCTACTTCCTGCATCACTGGGAAACCATGGCGGTCAGTCCGTTTGCAAACGCATGGGCCTTCATCGAGGGTTAATGTAAACCCTCCGCAACTTTAACATTCTGTTTCACTCCTTACGGTAGGCAGTTCTTTCTTCCGGCTGCCGAGGGTGGGTCAGGGGCAAGGAGAATAAAATGTTTTCACCTACTACGAATTTACGGCTGCTGAGTACGCCGCTTGAAAGCGATTACGAGAACACATTGTGGTTTCCTAATATCGCAGCTCAAACTGCATACTTTACCAGCAAAACGGTAAAGACGTATGCAAACTTCAACTACATCAAAAAGGATAACACTATTGTAGTTCCTGATGAAGTTGATAATCTCTATAACTGCAACTACATCATGTACCAGAACTCCAACTTTGGAACGCGCTGGTTCTATGCTTTCATCAACCGCACGGAATGGGCCAGTAATGGCAGCACCAGATTGTATGTCAGCACTGATGTTATTCAGACGTGGTTCTTCGATATCAACTACTATCAGAGTTATGTCGATAGATGCCATTCTGACACTGACGTTGTTGGAGACAATATTGTGCCAGAAGATTTCACTACAGGAGATGGCGGTGGTTATCAGGTGGCTGGGCATACTGACCTTGCGCCTGACGGTATTGCAATATTTGCAACCGCGGCTTATAGTGGTGAATCCAAAACTGGGTCTGTTAATTCTGGAATATATTCTGGTGCGCAAAACCTTTCTGACTTTCACATTGATAACCCCGGCGTTGGAACTATTCTTGATGCTTATGTTAAGAATGGCACTGCGACAGCAGTTATCAAATTACAGCAATACCCGTACAAGCTTAAAACAGCTCCTATGACTTTAACTTTCTCAAAATCTCCTTCTTCCATCAATGGATACACCCCAGTCAATAAAAAATTATTGTCTCCCGCCTTTATCACCTGTTTCATGTCTATGTACGGGCAGGAGTGCACTTTTAACCCAGCTTTTATTAGCGGCTCTGCTGTGAGCATTAAAGTTTCTGCTGACCAAACGAGTGGCACCATTAGTGCATTCGTAGAAAATTATAGCAGTAGTAGCATTTCAACTATAGCAATGTTCGCAGCTATTCCAGAAAGTGGCTGGGCGTATAACCAATACAAGAATGAATATAATCTGCATAGCGCCAGTAATGCAATGTATCAAAGAAGAGCTAGTCTTAATCGCGGCGCTTCTTCTATCAATTCAGTTATTGGCGTAGCTGGTTCTCTTGCTAATTTAACCGGTGCAGTAGTTGATATGGTAACACCCGGTGGTTTCCTTAAAGATGCTTTTAATCCTACCACAACTGGCGTTTCTCGCTTAGCAAGTGCTGCACAGGGTACTATTTCAAATGCTGCAAATGCTTATACATATCTTGGCGGCTTTGATGAAATTTCTCAAGACTTGGCTAACATAAATGAAAGCTATAACGCCCCTGCCACTGGCAGTTCAGCTGCATCTAATGGCTATATTGCCACCGGCAAAACTGCATTAACCTACGGTTACAAAGTACCACCGCTTGACTTGGTAAAGCGCTGTGACAAATATCTCAGTGTTTATGGATATAAGCAAAGCGAATACAGAACAATCAACCTTCATGCAAGATTGAATTGGACTTTCATCAAAACTGTTGGCTTAAACGCTTCCGGTAACTTCCCTGATGAAGATATGAAAATCATCAAAAACGCATTCAACAATGGCATTTTCTTCTGGTCTTATACCGCAGCATTCGGCAACTTCGACCAGCCCAATCCTATTGTATAAGGTGGTGAACAAATGAGTACAACGCATGAAGAAAATGTAGCAGGGTTAAAGAACACCTTGGCTGCAAATAATGCTGTATTCACAACCATCAAAACACAATATCCGGGTAGCTGGAATGACGACCTTGTTGCTCTCGGAAAAATCTTAGGTATTACCCCAGAAGAAATAGTTAAGCTTAATCCTTGGCTTAATGATAACAATTTCATTGCAAATGGCCGTGATTATGCAGTTATCCAGTTAAAATCAGGAGCCAATGCTGGTGCTGGTGGTGCTACTGGTAACAATTCTAATGACGTGTCACAAGGCTACTACGTTACCAATGAATGGACGATGCCACTTGGCGTTGGTACATGGTACGTTTCTAGAGCTTTCACAATAAGCAGTGATTTAAGCAAAGACCACCACGCTGTTGACTTCACAACAGGCATAAGAGGGCAAATTGCTGGTTATCCAATATACGCTTCCAAAGCTGGCACTGTAGTAAGCATTCGTAAAGAAAACGATGGAACGCATGGTGGTGGTTGGGGTAACTCAATTCTTATCAGACACGATGAAACAGGTGACGGAACTAATTGCTACTACACCAGATATGCTCACATGATTTCTATTCCAACTCAAAAAGTTGGTGATAAAGTAAGTCAAGCTGAAAAAATCGGAGCAGTTGGCAATACAGGTACGTCTACCGGTTATCATCTTCATTTCCAGATATACTACACCGGTAAAGATAGAACAGACTTTGGAAATTTCACTGCACACGCAGGTTTCTCTGTTGACCCTAACACAATCCCTAACTTTCCCGGCACGCCGTTTATAACTGGTAAACGCTCTGTAGTAAACTACCAAAAGTGCGACCTTATCAGCGAAAATGATATTGAGCAATTTAAACGTGCTATTGCTGGTACAGAAGCAGAAAACCCAATGACTGAAAGTGAATGGAACATATTCACTAACGGTGTCATTAGTAGATACTTAACGGGTACAGGTGTAGATAGCAGCTCTGAACTGGGAAAGTTTATCAATGACTTCTTACATTCACAATTCGATAATATTAAGAACAATGGCCTTGAAGCAGTATACAATTTGATGAACGGTGGAGACTTCTTCACTACTCTTCAAAACTTCTGTGATTCTGTTGTTCAAAATGCTATCTGGTATGTTGAAAACAAAGTTGGTGAAGTGCTTGTAACTGCAAGCCAAACCTTCATAAATAACACTAAAGCTGGTCTAAAGACTTGGATTTTTGATAAAACAAACGTTGACCCTAAAAGCGAACTTGGGCAAAGCGTAGGCACATATCTGGACGGCTACATTGATAGCATTGTAAACCTTGGCTGGTCTGCTGTAAGAACAGCTATTACAACTGGTGACGTTCGTACAGCCGCAGAAGTTTTCCTAGTTCAAACAAAGAACACAACCATTGATTATGTTGCAAACATCATGGTGCATGGTGCAACTTCTGCCATTAAGTCGTACATCCCTACTGTAATACAAGACCCAAATATAGCAAATGCTGCAACAAGCATTACAACAGGCGTTATCAATGTTACAATTCAGTCTGTCGGTGGGGTGCTCAAGGGTCAAATTTCAATTGAGCAGGCAGCAAAGAATATTATTTCTTCTGCAGTTATCACTATTTCACAAGTTGTATTCACAAATATAGTTCAACCAGTACTAGTACCATATATTACTCAAGGACTTATGGCTATGATATCAGCAGGACTGGAAGCTATTGGATTGTCTCTAGGCTCTTTGGCTGGCCCTATTGGCACACTGCTCGGAGGTCTTATTTCTGGCCTATTGTCCATGCTGTTTAACTTCCTGTTGCAAAAACTTGTTGGCTGGTTTACCCAGTAAGAAGGTGATAAAATGTACAAATATGACAATGAGCTTGCTGAAAAAGAAGTTGCTGTTTCGGCCTACTGTGACTACTACACCAGACTTAAGAACCTTGCCTGTACCATGTTCAAGTGGGAAGGACTTCCCGACAGCGTTAATGAACGTTTCCTTGAACGTTGCCTGTATTTGCAGGGCCGTGCCGTGTTCTTCAACAGTGAAACCCGTGGTTTCCTTGGTTTAAACTGCAGCCTTGAGGGCATCAACCTCTATGACGAACCAAAGAGAATCCGCCCCATTACTCCTGTAACATCTTTCTCTGCTATTGATGCAGATAACTGCGTTCTTATCAGAAACACGCCTGATATGTACCCCACCTTCCTCACTACCCGAAGATATGCAAAAGCTCTGTATGATATCGATGCTGCAATTGATATCAACATTGCTGCACAGAAAACGCCTGTGCTTATCCTTACAGACCAGAAGCAGAAACAAACTGCAATGGCCGTATACGAAAAGTACAAAGGCAACACACCTGTTATCTTCGGCGTTAAAGATGTGTTTGACCCAAACGCTTTCAAGGTTCTGCGCACAGACGCTCCCTGTGTTGCTGGTCAGCTACAGGATATCAAAATCACCAAATACAACGAGTATCTTGGTTTCCTTGGTATCGGAATGGCCGACTATAAAACAGAGCGCCGCGTCACTGATGAAGTTGAGCAGTTTGACCGGCAGGCCAATGCGCTGGCGAACATCGGTCTCAGTCAGCGCGAGGAAGCATGTCGTAAAATCAACGACCTGTTCGGCCTTAACGTCAGTGTTCATCTTGCATCCAAAGCATACACTACTGAGGGCGCTAAGTATAGTAAGAACAGCTACAACGCAACTTACACTAAGAACTACACTGATGATGGAAAAATTGATGAAGGTGAGGTGTAACAAATGGCTGTATACACTATCGAATTGGGTAGGCTTATCGATACCGGTTACGATATCGGAATGGATGCTTACCCTGTTCCCTCATTTGTCACTGACCCTGCTGCTTGGCGTAAACAGCTGAATCAGAAAATCATCAACCACTACTTGTTCATGGAAATCGGCTGTCTGCCACCTGACAGATTCAAGCACTTCCTGAATATGACTATGGCTGAAATTATGCCGGTCAAAAACAAGCTGTTTGAAGCGCTCAACGAAGAGTGGAAGTTCTACACAGGCGGTACCATCACTGAAATTATCAATGATGGCCACACCGCTGACAGAACACTCAACAAGAGCGGCACTGATTCAACCAGCAGCATTTCCAACAGCACTACCAATGCCAACAACTACACATTGAATGTAGGCTCTGATACTCCCGGTCAGATGTTGAACATTGAAAGTGATATTGCAAACAACACTTATGCAAGCAGAGCAACCAAAGACAAAAGCAACGGCAACTCAAACACTATCTCTAACAGCAACGATTCTACCACTTACGGAAGCAAGGACACAGAGAAGAATCAGTACAACGGCAACCGGAACAGAACTGTTAGCGGCTTATACGGCAAGAGCTATGCAGAACTGTTCAAAGAGTATTCCGAAGCACTGCGCAATATCGATGTTGAAATCATCGATGCTTTAAGCAGTTGCTTTATGGGCATCTTCTAAGAAGGGAGACTATAACATGACTAAATTCATTCAGTCTGCTGACAGCAAGATTAAGATTGTCGAGGACAACAGCTACCTGCTGAACGGCGCTCTGCGTGTGTTTGCAGTGTTTACTGCTACTGGCGTTGTGAACGCAAATGACCCCGTACTACTGGTAAACCTTCCTAACGTTGGTGAGCACGCAGAACTGGGGTGGTTCACTGTCGCCAGCGACCACGCCGCTACTGCTGGTGCAAGCGTGAAGAACACCGTTTACAGCAAGGACGGCATGCACAAGATTACCATTAGTCTTGGCACGGCAACTGCGGCTGGTCAGGAATACCACATTAACGGCTGGATTAACCTGCCGTAAGCGAGGTGATATCCATGGACTTCAACACTATTCTGTACTGGATGCAGTTCATTTCTGACCTGTTCCAGTATTTGGTGAACTACTGGAAGTGAGGTGAACACTATGGCATATGAGCCACTTACACCTCTGCCGTTTCTTCCCATTATCGGCAGGTTTGACCTGAACACCTTTATTCCGGGTTCTTCTGATTATGAAATCATGGCGCGCGTTGTCGAAACGTACAACAAGGCTGTTGAACTGTTCAATCAGATTATCGGTCAGTACAGCGACATTAACAAAACAATTGAAGAACTGACGAAGGAATACCAGAAACAGCTGGACGCATACAAAACTGACACTGACCAGCACATTTCTGCTTTTGAGCAGGAAGTTAACACTAAAACTCAGGTACAAGACACTAAAATCGGCGCACAAGACAATAAGATTGCTGAACTAGCTGCAACTGTTCGCAAACTACAGAATGATGTTGATGACCTTATCAACGGAGAGTACATTGACAACTATGTGAAGGCACTGGCAACGTGGATTGACAACAATCTACAGCAGCTGGTGGCTAAGGTTGTTAAGTACGTGTGGTTTGAGATTGACGAGAGCGGTTACTTCGTTGCGTACATACCCGATACGTGGGACTTCGTGAACTTTGGCACTGAGCTTGACCCTGATAACGAGGACTACGGTAAGTTGGTTCTCGAGTGGGAAAGTGCAGTCGTACAGTAATGTACTTGGCGTAGGCTGAAACATGCCGAGGTGGGTTTGTGGGAAATAAAAACAAAGGAGATAATACTATGGCTTTGAAGAAATTCATTGGCGCAAGGTATGCACCGGAGTTCGCTGGCGCTTGGAGCAATTCCAAACAGTATGCTGCTCTGAGCGTGGTGTATGCGGATAACCGCAGTTACGTGAGCCGAAAAACTGTTCCGGCTGGCACGCCTATCACGAACACTGAGTTCTGGATTCAAAGTTCCGACTGGAATGCTCAGGTGGCGGAGTACAACCTCAAAGTTGAAGGGTACAATGCCAACGTTGAGCAGTATAACAGGAATGTGCAGGACTACTCTGCGGCGGTCAGCGGATTCTACGCTGACACTCTGCACAGCTTTGATACCAAAGCGGATATGCAGGCAGACAGGACGCTGGCACTGGGCGAAACGCTGCTGACCTGCGGCGATAAGAAAATCGGTGATGGCGGTGGCAGCTTCTATCAGGTTGTAAGCGAGACCAGTGTTACGGCAGTGGCTCTGGACAATGGCCTGTTCGCGGAACCGTTTGAGTTCCAGCCGTATAACTACAGTCAGTTCCAGCAGAAAGTCGAAGGGTACAAGGACAGCACCACGCGAGTGTACAATACTCAGCAGGATATGGTCGCTGATATTGGCATCAATACTGGTAACATCCTTATGACCACCGGTGCTCTGGAACAGGGCGATGGTCAGGGTTCTTTCTGGAATGTCACTGACAATCAGGAAGAAGGTTCTGTGCTCCTGCAGAACGGCAAATACGCAAAGAAGTTCAACGTTGCAAGCGTTGATGCAAGCGGTACTCTGCTGTTCAACAACAAGGGCAATCAGGTGGCTATCTGGGGCGTAAAAGCTGGTGGCGAAACTGTCAATGTTCCGGTGAGTTACAGTCTGGGCGAGGCCAGAAACGTGTTTGTAGCGGTCGAGTACGACAGCGACAATACCAACGCTACGGTGAATCTGGTCGTGAGCGGCCCGGTGAGTTTCACTAAGGCGTTTGCATGGAGCGATGCAAGTGTCACCAGCGGTCAGGTTAAGACCGTTATCTATGCTATCACACTGAATAGCAAGGGCAACAGCGTATATACTGGCGCACAGGTGGCTGCAAGCTATCTGACTACGCTGGAGAGGTTCATCGAAATCTTTACCCTTGCTGTGCCGAATCTTGAACAATCGCTCAACGCTTGGAGCGGCAACGCAGTTACGATAAGCACAGCTAACCTTAGCGCTAATACTGGTGTAGTTATCAAGAAAATCTACACCACACCAGCCGTTTCTTCTATCGCCGGAATTACGGGAATTCCTGTTGATATCCAAATTACGGGTAACGAAGGCAGCATGACTGGTACTGTCATTATTAAGTTTAACAACACTTATGCTAATGCGGTATTAACGTTTGATAAATATATCCCAGCTAACACTGACAAAACCATCAGAATAACCGCTGGTCATTTTTCAGCCATTACCTTTAAAAGCCCGTCTACAAGTTTTGGCAACTACGGCGCTTTAAACTTCAAAAACGGAAATTTTCAGGGTAAAATTGAATACATGCAAGTCACTCCTACCGGCGAAATTCCGTACAGCGTAGGCAACGCAGACGATCCTTGGAGTGGTGCAAAAGCAACTGACTTCTCCGCAACTTTTACTGTCGACCGTGAATGCATCCTGCACAGCATTACAGTTAACAGCGAAACGATGCTGAATGTAATAATTAGATATGATGGCGGAGTCGGCTACATGACGTATGCACCATCTGACCCCGGAAGCAGAACGCTCGACATTGATATGTTCCTCAAACCCAACACGACTTACTCTATTTACGGCGAAAGCTTCAGTGAGGGGCAGGAATTTGCAACTCCCTCTTCCGCCACTGGAACGTATGGGCCGTTGACGTTCACTGAAGGAAATTATCAGGGAACAATCGAAATCATTTCCATCTAACACAACTAACAATATGAGAGGGCTGAGAAATCGGCCCTCTTTTTATGTTATCAAATAACTTATAAGCCAGTACAGCCTAGCGAGCGAACGAAGTGAGCGAGCGGACGAAGTTCGTACTTCGCCAATTATGGTCAGTAGTGTTCGGCACTGCAGGTACAAGCCCTCTTTTTATGTTATCAAATAACTTATAAG